GGCCAGGTTTAATTGATACCTGGTTCGATATTGATAGTGGGGCTTCACAAAATATTAATCTTATTATGGATGAGGATTATTTTGCAATTGAAGGCAACAGCATTGCAGCTGAAGGTTATCAACCCAGGGCCACAATGAAGGCCAGCGATGCTCCTTACATATCTCATCAAGATAAATTAATTGTTGATGCTGTTACGACAGATCAAGGCAATGTTATCAAGCCAGCAACCACATATTTAGTGGTTGAAGTGCAACCAGATAATGTTGGAATGTTAACGCTGGTTTTAGAGGAAGCAGCATGAGTCAAATTAAATATGAAACAGAGTCTGACATGGCCGCATATTTAGATCCTACTTATGGCCATGGTTTAGCAGCAACTTACACCAGGAATGGTGTTAACACTTCACTCAATCTTATTTTGAATGAAGAATATGTGGAATTAGATGAAGGATCTGGAGTTGAAGCAGTACAACCTATTGCTTATTGCAGATCTGTAGATATTCCAAGCGTTAAACATAACGATACTTTAGCGGTTAGTGCATATAAAGATGTAAACGGCAATATTTTGAAGGCCGCAACTAACTACAAGATTGTTAATGTGCAAAAAGATTTTAAGGGTTTTACGGCCCTAGTTTTAGAGGAACAATAATGGCGGATCATGTAAGACAACAAATCCGCAACCAGGTTGTAACACAGCTTACTGGTTTAACAACTACTGGATCTAATGTATTTGATTCCAGGGTTTACCCTTTAGAAGATGGCAACTTGCCAGCGATTTTGGTTTATACAAAATCCGAAGATAGCGAGCCAATAGAGATTGGCCCAAACAGAACAAGTGAAAGAATGTTAAGCCTGGTTGTCGAGGCCTATGTTAAGAGTACAACTAATTTTGAAGATACTCTGGACACTGTTTGCAAAGAAGTAGAACAAGCAATTGCAGCTGATCCCACATTATCTGGGAAGGCCAAAGATTGCTACATAGAATCTACTGAAATTGAATTTAATGCAGAGGGTGAGAAGCCGCTGGCTTTTGCTACTTTGACTTTTTTAACTAGCTACTATGTCCAGGAGCAAAATCCAGATGTGGCGGTTTAACCAGGAGTAAATTATGAAAATGATTTCACCAGATGGCAAAGATTTTATAGATGCACATCCTACAAGGGTTGAGTATCTTAAAAAAAAGGGTTGGAAGGAAGAAGCAGCCCAGGAAATTAAATCTTCTTCTAAAAAACAGGCGAAAGCCGAGGTAAACGAAAATGGCGATACATAAAGGCTCGGAAGGGCTTGTTAAGGTTGGTGCTAATACTGTTGCTGAAGTTAGATCTTATTCAATTGATGAATCTGCTGACACAATAGAATCCACATCAATGGGCGATAGTGCTAAAACTTTTGAATCTTCACTTACATCCTTTAGTGGATCTGTTGAGTGTTTTTGGGATGAAACAGATACAACTGGCCAGGTGGCCATGAGTATTGGTTCAACCATAACTCTTAACCTATATCCTGAAGGCTCAGATTCTGGAGATACATACTACAGCGGATCTGCTGTGATTACTGGAAAGACTGTTTCTGGTGCACACGATGGATTGGTTGAGGCAAGCATTAGCTTCCAGGGTAGTGGTGCATTAACTATTACAACAGTATAAAAAATGTCAGTAATAGATAACGCAGTTAAACATTTTGAAAATCAAGATGTGAGAGTAACGCAGGTTCCAGAATGGGGCCAAGACGATGAACCTTTAAAAATATACAGCAAGCCATTAACGCTTAGTGAAACTTCTAAACTCTACAAAATGAGCCAGGAAGATGATCTAACGATGATGGCTTATGTATTAATTTATAAGGCATTGGATAGCGAAGGGGAAAAGTTATTTGATATTGGCGATAAAAATAAACTTCTAAACAAAGTTGATCGTGAGGTGTTAGTTAGAGTGGCCCAGGAGATTATGGGGCAAGAGCCTATTGAGGATATAAAAAAGGACTAACAGAGGATGCTAATTTATTTCTGCAATACAGCCTTGCAGAACGACTAGGTAAAACCCTAGACGAACTACAACAAATTAGTGTCCAGGAATACCAGGGCTGGATTGCTTATTTAGAAATCTTGGAAGATAGAAGGAAGCATGGCAAATAAAAAAGTAAAGATTGAATTAACAGCTGTTAATAAAACAAAAGCTGCTTTTACCTCTGTAACTGGTGGCCTTAAATCTATTGGTGGAGCTGCCGCAGGTGCAACCAAAGGAATCGCAGCTGTAGGACTTGCAGCAACAGCAGCAGCTGGTGCATTAGCTTTAATTGTAAATAAATCTTTTGATGCCGTAGATGCTTTAGGTAAAACTTCTACACAAACAGGAATAGCAACAGATACACTTCAAGCATTTCATCTTGCGGCCAGGGAATCTGGAACAACTGTTGAGGGTGCTAACACAGCACTTATTAAATTTGCTAGAAGTATTGGTGATGCTTCCAGAGGCCTAAAAACCCAAGCAGATATTTTTAAAGATCTGGGCGTTGAATTAAAAGATAACAATGGCAACCTAAAAGATTTTGACACTTTGCTAGCAGAAACCGCTGTTGGTATTTCTAATATGGCAGATCAATCAACCAGGGCAGCAGCCTTGGCTGGTTTATTTGGCAGGCAGGGTGTTGTCTTAACTGGTGCAATTAAAGATCTTAGTGAAAAAGGTTTAGCTAAATTTATACAAAGAGCAGAATCATTAGGCATTGTATTAAGCGAAAAAGTTATAAGAAGAACTGAACAGTTTAATGATGCTGTTGGCGTTGTAAAAATGCAGCTAGGTTCTTTTGTAAACAATATTACAACTTCATTTTTACCAGTTTTTGAGACAATGCAAATTGCAATTGCTGATGCAATACAGTCAATGATAGATGGTGCTGGTGGGATGGATAAGCTGGGAATGAATATTGCAAATTCTATAATTGATGCAAGTGCAAGTGCAATTGAAGCTATAGGAGAAATGCAGTTTGCTTTTGCAGATTTTCTTGCAAATTTAGAAATTATTTTACCAAAAGCACAGATAAGCTACGGAAATTTTGTAGCTGACATTTTAAAGAAAACTCCTGGCCTCGGCCATGTGTTTGGAAGTCTTGCAGACATAATGCTACAAATAAAAGATGCTGAACTAGATTTAGCAAAAGCTGAAAAAAATGTTGCAAGCAGTGAATTTGTTGAAAGAACAAAGGCTGCGGCTGAGAAGTTAAGAGGCATGAAAATAACTTTAGATGATATAAAAGACGGCACGGATGCAGCTGGGGATAGTGCAAATAATGCTGGTAAAAATTTTGTTGATCTATTAAGCCCATTAGAAAAGTTTAAAGATTCATTGGGTAAAGAAGGCCTTACAAAAACATTAGAAACCACAGCTGTTTCAGCAATGAAAAAATTTGAAGATTCAATAGTTGAAGGTTTAAGAAATGGCAAATTATCATTTAAAGATTTTGCTGATTATGTAGTTGAACAATTGCTAAGAATTGCAATACAGCAAATGATTTTAAAGCCTCTTACAGATAGTTTTGGTTCAGCATTTGGTAGTTTTGGAGATCTTTTTTCAGCAGATGGCGGTGGATATACAGGCATGGGTTCCAGGAGTGGCGGAGTAGATGGTAAAGGCGGCTTCCCAGCAATATTACATCCAAATGAAACAGTTATAGATCATACAAAAGGCCAGGGCATGAGTTCTGGAGCCACAGTTAATTTTAATATCTCTACAGTTGATGCAGCTGGGTTCGATCAACTGCTGACATCAAGAAAAGGTTTAATCACATCAATAATAAATAACGCCATGAACAATCAAGGCAAAATGGGGGTTGTATAAATGTCTGGACAATTTCCAACAAATCCAAATTTTAAAACGATAAATTTTAAAGGCGAAACACCAACGCTGGTAAATCAAACATTGTCTGGCCGCAAACAAGTAAGACAAATTGGAGCACAATATTTTTCCTTCACAGTGCAAATGCCGCCTATGCAACAAGAAAAGGCCCAGGAAGTATTTGCATTTTTACAAAAACAAAAAGGTTCTTTTGAGGACTTTACTATAGTTGCACCTTTAAATAATTTAGGTGCTGGCAAAGCAGAAACAGATATTCAAGTGGTTGGAAGTCATACATCAGGAGATGCTTCTATTGTTTTAGATGGTTTTACAGCCAGTCAAACAGGTGCATTAAAAGCAGGTGATTTAATTAAGTTTGCCAATCATAGTAAAGTTTATATGGTGCAATCAGACATTGATTCTGATAGTGGTGGAGCATTAACTGTTCTTATATCACCTAACCTAGTAGCATCTCTAGCAGATAATGAAGCTGTTACTGTAAATAAACCTAGTTT